AATAAGCACCAACGCGTTCTGCTTCGTAACCTGCGGGAGCAGAAACTCTTTCAAAGTCTGCCATCGTGGGCGCGGCATACTGCTGAGCAGTAACATCACGCACTGGCCCCATTCGGGCAGCGGCAGCTTGCGCTGCGGCAACGCTCGGCAAACCCGCCATCTGAGCGGCTTGAACACGCTCTGAAGAAATATCCGCAGGGCCAGCCATGCCAAGCTGACCGTACTCACGTGCCGCTACGTCACGCGGGGCTTCCATCCCAACAGCGCCATAATCACGTGCAGAGACTTGCTGCGGTCCCCGCATTTGGTACTGTTGCAAAGCCTGCTGCTGGATACGCTCAAAGTCAGACGGAGCCGTAACATCTCGCGGCCCCTGCATTTGCAGGCGTTCAAGTTCTTGCGCTCTTACGTCCCCCGGACCTTCCATCTGGAACGATGTAGTAGGGGCAGCACCTACGCGCTCAAATTCGGTCTGCATCCTCTGGAATTCAGGGGATTCGTAAAAGTTTTGCCCGCCTGCATACGGCGTGTACTGCGCCATCCGAGCAGCATCAGTACCAACCAAACCAGCGAGACCCGTTGCCTGCCTAAGTTGGTCAGCAGTCTGCATCCCAGCAATGTTCTGAAATGCTTGTCTTTGAAGTGGGCTGAAATCTTCTAAACGCTGAATAGGCTCCATGACCGGCTTGCCTTGGGCATCCAGTACGGGCTTCCCTTGCGCGTCTAACTTCGGCCTTGCGTAGGGCTGATAGCCCTGCTGCGTCAGAACGTCTGCCTGACCTACAAGTTTGAGTATGGAATCTCTAAGCCAACTAGGAATGTTGGTTTGTATTTGTTCAGTGGGTGTAGCCATGATCGCTCCCGATTATGCAGGCATGTATTTGTCGGCTTTCACTTCAGGGGCTTGTCTAGTCTTGCCCGTGCGTGCCTGACGAATACGATCCATCATTGCGTAAAGTTTTTTGGCTCCCGCTTTAGTAGAGCCATTACCGAGATGCGATACCACATCAGCCGGGACGACGAACTCGCCATCTGCCAACGCAGCACGTTGTACACCCTTACCGCGAATTACGGCAGGAATATCATCGGACATACCATCGCCCGGACCTTCTAGCAGTTTGCCACCGGCCAAGTATTCAGTTGGCATCACACCGCCACCAGCAAACCCGAAGTTGTAATCCTCACCCACAGCGCCGCCGTAGGGATTAGGAGGCGTGGGCAAACCACCCGCTTGCATAGCGCGGATACGGCCACCGGCTCTAGCAGCAACGCGAGCATCTTGAATAGGCATTCCGTTTTCGTCTACCGGGTTGCCATCCTCGTCTTCATAAGTACCGTCTGGGTTTCGGTAATACCTTCCAGCGCCGATACCACCACCGACAGAAACTCGACTTGAAGTGCCGCGACCAGCAATCGGACCGTTACCAATAGGACGGCCACCGCCGGGGCCACCACCGGGCAAACCGACACCGCCACCACTGGGTTTACCGGGCGGAGGAGGGGGAGGAGGAGGGGGCTGAGTTGGTTTACTCTTATTGGCTGCTTCAACGTCTTTCTGAAGTTGCTCAAGCATCTTCTCGGTTTCAGCATCCAATATATCGTTAAGAGCCTGTTCGTCGGTACGCCCTTCGACACTCAGTTTTGCGACTTTTTCTTTTACCATTGGGGTCAAATATTTATCCCAAAGGTAGGTGCCTAGCATACCAGCACCAGTAAGTCCGATAGCAGTACCGACTAAACCGTAAGTATCGCCAAAACGCTTATTGAACCAGTTGTTAAACGCGTCTCTGGCGCGATCAACAATACCCTTGTCTTCGTCATCTTCATCTTTCGCAGGCTCGTCCTTTTTAGGCTCGTCCTTTTTAGGCTCTTCCTTTTTAGGTGGCGGGGGCGGAGGAGGCGGTGGCGTAATAGTCGTGCCCGGCGGCCCCTTCGGAGGAGTCGGAGGAGTGGGCGGATTGGAAACGCTGCCAATAGGCACGCACATACCTTTAACTCGGTCGTACGTATACCCCGCTTCACAATCAGGGTCTGGTTTTTCCGGAGGCGGGTTAGTTGTACCTCCACCCGTACCGCCAGTAATACCACCCGGCGGGAACACCATAAACTCAGGCTGCCGTGCTCGACGGCTAAGTTGGTCCAAATAGTCCATCGTCGGCTTGGTATCAACTGGAGCCGGTGGCGGGGCATTCAACATGTCTACATACCGCTGCCGCTGAGCAGCAAACGGGTTCGGAGGACCGTCTTGAGGTAATGTCAACGGAGAAGGCGGTGACGGCTCCGGAGGCGGAGGTGGGTTAGTCACCGGCACAGCGGGCTGAGCGAATGGACTAGGAGGCGGAGGTCGGTTAGCCACCGGCTCAGTGGGCTGAGCAAACGGATTAGGCGGAGGTGGTGCAACGCCTACCGGAGGTCTGTCCTCCTCATCCTCTACCGGACCGCCGTCAGCAAACTGCTGCTCACCCGTATACGGATTGACGTTCGGTTCGTAATTTCCAATGATTTCTTGCGGCTGCGGCGCACTGCCAGCCTGCATAGCAGGATACGGCGTACCTGTTACGGTTGATAAAGGATAGTTTTGATTGGGATAAGGGAACGTCGCGTTCTGATGCGGAATCGAACGCTGCTGATTCATGTTCTGATCAGGTGCTTGGACAGGGCCGCCCGTCGCATATCCCGGTGCCATCGCATATGGGTTGTACGGCACAAGACCTTGTTTAGTCTTTTTGTAGTACTTACCCGGTAAGAAATAGCCGTGCTCCCGGCCATACCCATACATTGGATTGAATCCGCCCGGTATATACACGGTGTCATCACCGGAATAGCCAGAAGGCATTTCGTACTCAGGCGTAAGGGCGTCAGAAACGCCCATCAATGTTGCATACTTTGCCGCGCTTTGACCGAGATTAGATTGGAAACCACCACCCAACCGATCAATAAATGCTCCGCGAGATTGCGGAGACTGCACGAGAGACATGATTCCTTCGCCCACACCCCTCATACCCGTGCCAGCAATGTTGGCTGCTCGGCCTGTGGATAAATCCATTGGTGTCGGCGTACCCTTGAAGACGTTAGCCGACTTGGTGAAATCAAGTATCTGATCAGGCGTGGTAGCGCCCGTGGCAATAGCCTGACGACCGATGTCTAGATCGCCGACAGTAGGCGTACCCTTGAAGACGTTGGCAGACTTAAAGTAGTCAAGGCCATCAGTCTCGGTACCGGTGGGGTTATAAACGGGTCTAGCTCCAATCGTCTGCTTGGCAGCCTCTACAGCCTGATTCGTTTTGGTAAGTTCCTCGGCAGAAAGCCTTTCAGGTTCCATACCTGCGCCGACGGAAGCGCCCTGCAACGACTGAGCAAGGTTGGCACCGCTATAGGCTCCGATGCCTGCCATCAAGCCTTTCTTTAGATCGCCCTCAATTAAACCAGTAACACCGCCAACCAGCAGCCCCGTGCCAAGCGTACTGGCAGCCGTGCCAGACAACCCAAAAAACTTACCAATCGCCCCGCCTACTCCCGGCGCGACAGTATTAAGGACCGCGCCTGCAATCATGGGCAGGAACTTCTTAAGGATATTGGCTTCGTAAAGCCCCGTATCGGGGTTGATGGTTAGTTCACCGCCGTGCGCCATCGCAAGAGCCTGAAGCCCTTGGACCTCCTCGGGAGCCATGTGAACAAGCACGGAATCACCGTTCCGGCCACGGGAAGCAAGAAGGGAGGCTAAGCCTGCCTCGGGCGCGTCGTTATACATAATCCCCCCACGGGGTTAAATTTGTACAGATGGTATCACTCATTGGCTTCGTAGTTCGATACCCAAGTGACGGTCAGGATGATGGACGGAATAGCCGGGATATTCCCACTTGCCGCCACATACGGGATGATCACGTTAGTATCGGAAGATTGCCAAGCCAACTCAAAGTAGTCGTTGGCTTCTAGCACAAGCACAAAGTTCCAAGCCGCCACGATCTCGTTGTTGGGACCGTCGATGACAATCTTAGTAGCCGAATCCGGTAGGTTGATCCCATTAATACGGGGCCAGATATAGACCGCACTAGCCGAGCCGCCAGTCTTGTCCAACTGAGCCGAGAACTGAAAGTTATAGATACCCGTCTGGGCAACAAATATTCTAGATGTGGGTACACCACGAATGACGGCTTGCTGAGTAACAACCGAGTTATAAGTAAATAAGTTGACGGCATCGGCTACCGGATTCGTCTGCGTCGTAGTGTCAAAGTACGAAGCGTGTGCGGTCGGGGAATTAACCCGATTAGCGATTTGGCTAAAAAACAAACGCAGGATGTTGGTTAACTGATCCTGATATCGAACTTGATAATCAGTCGGAGCAACCGGCAAGTTTGGCGGCACTACACCGCGAGCGACGGTCATCGACGCCCGTCCGGTTTGACATCGATACGCATCATGCCCATCTGCCACGCCACACCGAGATCAGTTGAGTCCACACGGAACGCCATCTGACGACCACGCACTCGGGTATAGACCTGACCAGTGTACTGTTGAATCGGGATTACCGATGTTCGGGTAACGGTCGGCGTATCGGCAGCGGTGTAGTTACTGCCTGAATTCTGACGAGGTTTAACGGTCAGCGTTACAGACGGATTGGCCCCACTTGATCCCGTGAAGTTTAAGTCGGGTAGGATGCGCCAGACGTAGCCAAAGTTCTGACCGTCTTGGATGTCAAAATCTGACGACTCAATAAACGCTTCAATCGGCACAGGCGGATTGACCGACGCATCATCGTTGCCAACTTCATGCAACAAGATTTGATTTGGAATCTTGAGACTGACAACGGTGTACTGAGTATGAGACGCAGCCACGGTAGAGTTCGCGCCACGTACGCATCCAGTAAGAGTATTGTTAACGATGTTGGCGTATGTGATTTGCTCAGAATCAATCGTAACCGTACCGCTTAACGGGTACGTTGCAGCATCTACCAAGGCAATAGTCGTAATGGATGAATCAATCGACGTAGCTAGATACGAAGTCTGAATAGAGAACGCTGCGATTGGGTAGTTACGCTGGGTATGCTCGGACCACGCCGTGCGATTGATATTGCCGTAATACCAAATACGCTCAAGATAGTTATAGATCACATAGCGATCATTAATAAAACTATTGGCTGACGGGTAGAACCACCAGACTTCATTGAAGCCCTCGTTACTGCCCGTGCAAACTTGATCAAGTTGATCGTAGTTAATGTCGTTATAGACAAACTGACGAAGGGTGCAAGGCAGCGTTTCTACGCGACCCGTATACATGAAGAACTTGTCACGACCCATCCAATACGTGACGTTATTGACCGTTTGCGCTGCATTCTGCGAAGCAATAGAAATATCTTGATCTAACAGTACAAAGTTCCACACGAACGGCGGTCCAATGTACTGCATAGAGAAGATGGCGGTATCAGTCCAAATTAGAATTTCCTGACGAGTATTCTGCGTAGCTACGATAAACGAGCCGTGAGACAGAGTTTGCTCACCAGACTGATTAGTAACTTCAGGCACCCACTCGTACGGATTACCTTGATCTGACCAACGTACAAGAAGCGGATTAAATACCGTGTTGAAATTAGTCGGGTCGTACGGGGTCGAACCCATACAAATCGTGAATTCGTTTACGGGCGAGTCGATGATGACATTAGTTTCATTGGGAACATGACGCCCCGCAAAACTAAAAGAGACGGCGGAAGCCGTAAGAGTGGCCGTGACTGCCGCCGAAAGCGTAACGGAAGTTGAACCTGTCCAAGCGGCAGTTACAAAAGTACCCGTTGGAATGCCCGTACCTGATACAACAGAACCTGTGTTAATGCCTGTGGCGTCAGCCACCACAATAGCGGCAGCGCCAGAAGCAGCCGTAGCCGTAGTCGCTGTTTTTTCTACCGTGTTGGCTTTGTCTTCAAGCGATACCGCTCGTGCCCACGTAGTAGTGTCTTTAGTCCAGAAATAAACTTCACCGCTACGCTCAGCAAATATCAGGTCATCGCCGTAGTTAAACATCGACCAGAGCCGCATCGGGATGCCAGCAGGAGATGCTGAACCCCAACCACCACTACCCCACGGAGGACCGCCCCAGCCAACTTGGGTGGTATAGACAGCATTACCTGCATCAATATCGTATTGAGCAACGACTAAAGAGCCGCCACCCGTAGCCGTCGAACCAGCCGCAGTGGGTGAATAAATGACATACGAATTGGCGCTTGGGACTGAAGCAACCTCAAACGCACCGTTTAAAGTCAGGCTACCAACCGCCGTAGCACCTGAAAAAGTGACGTACGTACCGATAGACGTACCATGTGCAGTGGCTCCAACTTCAACAGCTTTACTGCCTGCCACCGTACTAAACGGATTAGCAGAAAGAGTTACAGATGATGCGAGTGGGGTAATGTCGTAAAACTCACCGCCCAGTTCTACGTAGACTTTCTGATTAGTACCAACGCCAAGAAGATTCTGACCAACAACCGTTACCCAGTTCCAGAGATACCGGGCTACACCTTTGTACGTATAGGCAAAATTAATGTTCTGCCAGCCGCCCAGTTTTTCAGCGTAGCCGGATCGAAAACGCACCTTGTCGGATGCGAAGAAGCCGCCCTCGTTGGCGTAGCTGGTTGATTCGCGGTTAACGCCGGGGCGTAGTTCTAGTTTCTGAAGTGGCATTAGACAACCCCTGACAGGTACAACGCCCGTTCGTCGTTGCGCCTTTTTACCAATCCCGGCAGTACTTTACCACCCGCCTTCGTCCATTTCAGGAACTCGTCAGCCGCCTCTTCAAACTCGCCCCGGTTAGTCTTCATCCGAAGGGAAGAGCGTTGGAGATTGCCAAGGCCCACGTTGAAGGCAAAAGATACGAGAGCATCAAAGACTCCCTGATTGCCAACAGCAGCAGGGCAAAGTCGAACCACACCACGCTCAAACCGGCCAAGGTCTTGAGCAAGTATCCGGTCCACCTCGTCCATCGTGAGAACCCGGTCCCAGCCTGCGGGTATCGGTAGATGCCGCCGCTCCTCATACTTCACCGCCGTGTGAGTCGGTTCAATCACGTGGCCCACGCCCACCGTCCACAAAAGCGCCGGGCAGCGGTAAGGTTTAGTCCTCACCCCTTCGTGGTGCTTGATCATCTGAATGGCGGCAGGGCTGACTTTCACTTCTTGCCAAAAGCCTGTGTCCCGAACCAGAAGGCGATGATGGAAGACAGAATCAGCATCTCGTCATCCGAGAACACCTCTGCCATCGCAGCAGCAAACGGCACACCCGTGTTGTAGGCGTACCAGACTCCAGCGATGTTGATGGCAACAAGTTCCAACACGAAGATATACGTCACAACCGGACGGACACTAGCGCGGAGGTTGATCATCCACTGACTCGCGCCTTTTCCGATTTCCATGTCGTGCTGGTACAGGGCTTGGCGTTCCTCACCTGCCGTCTGAGTTTGAATCTGCTCCAGCTTGATTTCTTCTACCCGTGCCTGAGCAATGAAGCCGCGTTCGGCCAAAGCCAACTCGCGCTCCTTCTGAGCAGCGACAAGGGCCAACTCATGCTTTTTATCCTGCCGGTCTTGGAAGATTTGCAGGATCTTGGGTAGTCCACCTGCCAAGAAAGACAGGAAAGTTGAGATCATTGTCATCATGATTGCGGCATCTCAACCCACGATTGCGTGGCTTCATCCCACATATACATCTTGGGCGGTTCACCTGTACCCGCATCTTCTGGCATTGGTACGGGGGGTTCCCATAGCGCGGTATCAGGATTCAATGTCCAAGATGGGTATGGCTGCGGCGGCACGAAAGCATCAAGTACCGCATCATAGGTACAGCCAATACCAGCGTAGTTCTTACGGATGTTGCCGTGATACGAGGTTTGCTTCCAAGTGCCACCAAATAAACGGACACAGAAAGCCTGTCCAATCCATTCTTGCTCTACGCCGTTAACGTCAGCCGTGTCTTTATTAGCAACGACGATGACGCGCTTAACGACATTGTTTTCATCTAATTCAGCAAAGTGAGCCATACAAATCTCCTACCAAGCCCATGAAACGAAGCTGTACCGAACTCCGGATTTTACGGGTTTGACTTCATGTGGATACAAAAAATTACTAGGGAATACAATTACATCCCCAGTTTTTAAAATTATTTGTTCGCCGCAGAGAATTAATTCGCCGCCTTCGTAGTCTTCATTTAAAGCGCCAAGAATGGTCAAAATTGGTATTCCCTTGCGAGAACCATCAAACATAGAATGAATATGATCGCAATGAAGTTTCATTTTGGTATTAGGATCATATTTATTAAATCTACTTTGTATATAACCGTTCCATCCGTTAAACCATTCGGCCATAAAACTCATGTCTTCAATAACGTATTTATTTATGGCGTGCCAGATTTTTTCGTCTAATTCTTTTTTGTGCGGAACAAAATCATTTGAAATAGACAATTCATTTTCGTAAGAAATTACTTTATTGTCTTTTGCCGTATAAAAAGCATGTTCAACCCAATTTATGTTTTTAATTTCACCAACAACAGACTTACAAAAATCAAGATCATAAAAACCTTGATAAATTTTTACGTAGTCTTTTAATTGCGTGTTATACATAATTAATTTGGGCAAAACTCTCTAATTGTCGTATGGGCACACAATGCCCTAGCTTTTTCATCTGTTCGTACATGGTACGCAGAAATGTGCGAGTAGCCTAATTCCTTTGCCACCCATACTCTTTTGTGTCCCATATACACTCGTAGTATTTCCTTCTTCCAACTCTCTTTTTCGGGCAGCACCGGATTCGGGTCCGTCTGGTACTGCTCATAAGGTGAGAACACGATAATCGGGTGAACCATACCTCGCTGCTCAATGTCGGCCTTGATGACGGGCAAAAAGGCTTCCGGCAGTTTGTGCATGAAAATTCCTAAATCCGATAACGCATACTCCGCATAAAACTCAGGAAAATCGTTATGCTGCGCCTTGAGTATTCTCAAGATGTAACGCCGTCAAATTATTTTCGTCTCCAACATATCCAACCGGAAACGTATTAAACGCCAACGATACCCGCTCATCGCCCTGCACGGTTTCAACCATGTGCGTCAGGCTGGACGGGAACAGCATCAGATCGCCTGCGCCAACCTCAAACCACCATGACTCGCTGTTGTGCAAATTCCATTGATCTGTCGGCAGTTTGATCTGCTGGTAGCCGTCACGGTAGAAGTAAATCTTGTCTTTGGTCCGAGCCGCTTTCAAATATAAAACGCCTGATACAAACGAATTGGGGTGCGCGTGCTTGTGATGAAACTCGCCAGCTTTGGTGTAGTTCAGCCATGACTGGGTAAGCCGCAGCGATACGTCATGCTTCGGTGCGTAGATGGCCTTCAGATATTCCGCAACAGATGCGTCAATAAACGCCTTTAGACTTGCCAGCGTATCATGTCGCAAAACATAGTGATCATTGCTCGTCGTGTTGCCCATGTTCTTGTGCGTCGGCTGCGAATCCACGAACGCTAACTCATCGGCGGTGAACTCACGGCCAATCTCAAACTTGGCGACCGGCGTCGGGAATATGCTGTACAGATTCAAGCAGCGTACGCCTTTTCGATATCTTCCAGTTGCTGCTCAAAAGCCGCTTTTTGTTCTGGTAAGAGGATGGTGTTGATGCTGTCTTCAAATGCTTTAATTTTTTCAACTGTTTCCATCACTTCTTCAACCGATGGGCATGGGCGCGGATCGTCCCAACGGGTAAACCCAACGCCACCCGTAAACTCCCACTTTGCACCCGGTCGCAGCAAATGCATTGCTGTATCAATACCGACAATCATATAGGTTTTAGTAGTTTTCATAATATTCACTAATTAAGTTTGATAATTACGATACCTGAACCGCCATTACCACCAACATTAAGTGGAGCAGGATTATCAGCAGCACCGCCACCGCCACCGCCTGTATTAGCGGTTCCATTTTGAGCAGCAGTTGCAACTGGATTTTGCTTACCTCCGTCACCGCCGCCGCCAGCACCACCTATACCGTTATTAAACGAACCTCCCGCACCGCCACCGCCAGCATAAGTAACGGATGAACCAGAAATAGATGACACAGCGCCGATACCACCGTTACCGCCAGATGTAGTAACAGCATTCGCACCTACTCCTCCAGCACCGCCACCGCCGCCACCGGTAAAGGCTGTACCGGTTCCACCGTTATTACCTTGCGATGGACTTACAGAAGGTGTATTGCCTGCGCCACCAGTACGAGGTAATTCAGTACCACCGCCGCCACCAGAACCTCCGGCACCACCTGCACCACCACCTCCCGCTGAAGTGATGGTCGAAAAAACAGAATTTGAACCGTTATTAAAATCTCCCCCTGCACCCACAGTGATAGTGTATTCAGTTCCTGAAGTTATAGAGAACCCTGTTCCGACTCTAAACCCTCCAGCGCCGCCCCCCGCTTGACCTTGAGCACCACCACCGCCACCTTTTCCACCGCCTGCTACAACAAGGTAATCTGCGGTTGTTACACCATCTGTAGCAGTGAATTTTCCAGAGGATTTGAATATCAATACTTGAGGCGTGGCAACTTCATATTTAATGACAACAACGCCAGAACCACCGTCACCGCCGTTAACAAAAGGAAACCCACCGCCACCTCCACCGCCCCCAGTGTTAGCAGTGCCTGCAACTCCAGCGCCAGTGCCGCCGTTACCTCCGCCACCCGTTCCACCTGTCCCTAACGATCCGCCTCCGCCACCGCCAGCATAAGTAAGGGATGAACCAGTAATAGATGATGCAGTGCCGTTTCCACCGTTTCCACCAATGGTGGTTCCGCCATTATTGCCAGCAGCAGAAGCCCCGCCACCACCGCCGCCGTATCCAGATGTAGAACCATTACCGCCATTACTACCTTGCGATGGACTTACAGAAGGTGTATTGCCTGAGCCACCACTAGCCGCAGTGTTTGGATTACCGGCTGCTCCTCCTCCTGAACCACCACTTAATCCTGTCATAACAGGAGATGCACCTGATCCCGGACCTGCCGATCCTGCGCCGCCTCCGCCAGCAGAAGTTATAGTGCTAAAAATGGAATTATTTCCACTATCCCCTTTTGTATCCGTGCCTTTTGAGCCAGCGCCGCCAGCGCCAACCGTGATGGTGTAAGAAGTTCCCGCAGTTACAGACAGCGCAGTTCCTGTACGAAATCCACCTGCACCGCCACCGCCACCGGCACGATGTCCGCCACCGCCGCCGCCCGCAACAACTAAGTAATCAACAGCAGCGACACCAGCGGGAGCTATCCATGTATCACTTGCAAAAAACGCTAAAACAATTTGCGTCTTCTTTTTAATTGCTCCACTTAGGAGCAACATCATTATCCCGCTCATTAGGTGAGATTCCCTGATGCAACGCAGAGTGATGGATTAACGAACAAGAACGTAGCAAGACCACGAGTTGCTAATGTCATCGTGGCTTTATCAGTGTTGGTACCAGCAATGTACGCAGTCGTAATTGAACAGGTAATCGTGATATCACCCGTCGTATCGTTGTAGATAGATACAGCGTTACCGGCTGCAAATACATCGTTCGGCACTGTGATGCTGCCGCCCGTGCCGACCGTAACGAACTCACCAATGTCAGAAGTTGTCAGCGTATAAGAAGATGTTTTTGCAGAACCTGCTGACGGGATGTTGCGAAGGTTGCCTACACCATCCGACGAAGTGGTGAACGTCGCGCTTGTGCCAGTAACCGTTGTGATGTTGGCCGAGGTAAAGCTACCGTTGGTGTAGGTGGCACTTGTTCCTGAAAGTGTGGTTATGTTTGCCGAGGTAAAACTACCGTTGGTGAAATTACCGTTGGTGTAGGTAGCAGTCGTACCTGAGAGTGTAGTGATATTGGCCGAAGACGCGCTTAACGTCGTAACCGACAAACTGCTTGGGACCGCAGTTAAGTACGTCGTTGCTTCAACAACATCCGTACCGTTCGACACCAAGATAACTTTGGCACCTACTGCAACAGAAACGCCGGTCTGACCGGCCACTTTCACCGTCACCGCGCCAGAAGCGTTGTTGTAGATGAAGTAAAGTTTCTTGTTGGCAGGCACGATTAAATTCGTACTGGCTCCACCGGTTCCCGTCAGTTCAATAAACATGTTACGGGCGACACCGGTCGCACCGTTCGGGATCGTGATGGTCGTGTCAGTACCGGTTGCGACGGCCTGAGTGACGTAACCAGAGATGGCTTGCTCAATGAGCGTGCCGAGGTTCGTGTTTGTAGTGTTACCCCACGTACCGGCTTGGTCGCCCGTGCCGATCAACTCAAGGGCCAAATTAGTTGAATATGTACTAGCCATCTTTAATTACCTCACGCCGCGATTTGCGTCCAGTTCGCGTTCTGGTTTGTATTAATTAAGCCCCATACGTTAACAGCGGGCGATTGTGAGCCGATACTACCTGTTGCGGAAACCCCTGTAACGAGGTATGCAACTTCAACACTTACCGTACCAATCTCGCCTGTCGCAGATACCCCAGTGACAAGGTACTCAGATTTTTGAACAACATCGCCAAGTTCAACAGTGCCCAAAACACCTGTAACGTCAAGAATTTGGTCCGTAACAAGCGATACTGTGCCAATTTCTCCGGTCGCCTCAAGTCCGGTTACCGCCAGAATTTGTTCAGTAAAGACCGCTACATCGCCCAGTTCGCTAGTTGCTTCAAGGCCCGTTACGACCTGAGTGTGCCCAGCGATAACAATAAAGTTACCGATCTGGAACGTGCCTTCAACTCCCGTAACCGACAATATCTGTTCAGTGACAAGAGAAACGGTACCGATCTGTCCGGATGCCGAAACACCCGTAACCGGCACAATAAGTTCAAGGAAGACTGTGGCATCGCCTAGCTCCCCTGTACCCTCAACGCCATCTTCAATAACAATCGCGTCAGCAACGACGACTTCATCACTGAGGATTGCCTGAGCTTCTAGCCCTGTGACTAAAAGGATTTGCTCGGTAGAAACAAAGACCGTACCGAGTTCACCCGTAGCCTCAAGGCCGGTGACTGCAATAACCTGATCTGTGACAAGCGCAACAGTGCCTACCTCACCGGTACCGGTGAAGCTTACAGAAGCTGTACCCCAACCACCTTCACCCCATCCTGTAATGGAGTTCCAGCCGTCAAGGGCTACCACTACGTCTGTCACAGACGTAGCCTACTTAGGCGATGCGAAGGATCGCAGTCGAAGCAGCAGCAGCCGGGAACTGGATGGTGAAGTTACCAGCCGTGGAGGTCTTGTCACCACCAAAAGCCAGAACCGCAACAGCCTTGTTACCTTGCGTAGCGTTATAAATCAACGCGCCATTCGCCGTGATCGTCGCGCTCGGGAAGGTCAAATCATCGAAGTCGATGAAAGCCGTCGTGCCAGACGAAGTGGGAACCTGCGAGATCGTCAACGTCAAACCGCCCGCCGGATAGTTCGTGCCAGACGAGGAAACCTCATCTGTCGTGCTGTACGCAGTCGTAGCCGCGCTCAACGTAGCCGACGAAGTGAACAGTGCCAGCTTGAACACGTCCGCAGCCGTTGAAGCGCGGATCACGCCGGTGCCAAAGTTGTGAATTCCGTCAAGGATTTCAACCTTGAACGAAGTCGCCATTGCTTGAGTAATAGCCATTATAGGTCTCCAATTAAATGTGCGATTTCCGCATAGCCTTGTTGATCTAGTTTCTTACATATCATTTTACGTTCGGCTGCTTGAGCCTCGTTAAGATACTTCACCAGCCAATAATGCAGTGCTTCTTTTGAGTCGGCACTGAGTATGCGGTTAGCCGCACGTTCTGCAATTTCTTCAACGGTGTGTTCACGATGGTCAGTCGTTTGTACAAACACACTACCAATTTCCGATCCGCCTACGAAGCTCATGTGACAGGAATCCTAACTTGTCCAGAACGATACGCATCCTGACGATCCAGACCATCGCCAAGACGTTTGAGAAGGCCAAGCGCCTCCTGATATTTATTCTCGTAGTACTGCATCAAATCCGGATCACCTTTGAGATAGGTATAGCCCTCACGGATACAGCCGTAAAGAAGTACCGTCTCAAAGTTATCGCTCAACCACGTATTACCTACGTTCACGATAGACGCCGGGTAATAGTAGTAATGCAGTTCAGCCGTATATGCCTGATCGGGAGTCGGCCCAAGGATCATGGTGTTGTCGTCCCAGATCGCGTAGTACTTAGGCTTACCCGTGCTGTTCGGCGGCGGATACGCAGCGCGGATGTAGTTCACATCCTTATTCAGCAGGTACTCGTACTCGCCTGTAATCGGGTCAATCACAGCCAACGAAAACGTCGAAAGCCAGTCCGAGGGCAACTGGAAGTACGGGAAAGTATTCGTCATCGTTCCCGTGACGTTCTTACGGATGGCCGGGATTTGAACGGAGTTGTAAATCCGCTCTTCAGCTAACTGCACAAAAGTCGGGATATTAGCCACGAAGCTCTGCTCCGTGGACTCACAATAGTCCTGAATCAGTGTAGAAAGCTGAGAGTAATTCACGG